GCCCACGCCGCATCCCACGCCGCCAGCACGTCGAACCCCGGCAAGCCCTCGTCCGCCACCAGCTCGAGCTGCTCCCACACCACCCGCTCCACCGCAAACGTCTTGCGCACATGCGCCGCCACCGCCTGCGCCACCGCGGCAATCTCCAGCGCGCCCACCGTCATCCACCCGTCCTTCAGCCGCCAATCCACGTCCGGGATCAACCCCGACGTGATCGACACGAACGCCCCCGTCAGCAAGGCCTGGCTCTCCCGGTCGGTCAGCACCACCTCGGCGCCCAGCGTCACCCCGCCCGTCTCCACCGTAAAGCGGTGCGCCGCCAGCGCCGCCCGCTTGCTCGCGCGCAGCACCGCCGCCGCCGACACGTCCACCACCGCCTCTTCCGCCGCCGCCCACGCATCCAGCGCCGGCTGATACGCCTCCAGGCTCGCGATGTACTCCACCTGCCCGTTCGCCAGCTCCACCGCCCCCGCGCCGTTCTCCCACTGCACCGCCTTCACGCTGCCCGGCATGAACGACAGGTTCAGCCCCTTGTGCCCCACCCCATCCACCGCCACGAACCCATCGCGGCGCACGATCGTCACCTGCATGCCTGCCTCCCTTATGCCGTCCGCTGCCAGAAGAACACCGTGAGATACGGCATCCGGTTCTCGTGCGCTGCCCCGCCCCCCTCGTTGCTCACCGGGTGCGTGTGCGTCGCCGACGGATTGCTGGTCGTGAAGCTGTGCGAGTGATCCCCCGCCCACCCTGTGGGCTCAAGATCGCTGTACCGCACAGGTCCGTTTCCATCGATCGAGGTAATCGCAAGCCCACCGCTCGTATTCCCTGTAAAACGCCAGAAGTCGTGCCGATGGTTCCCCGACCCGTTGGTCGTGCCGGTGTGCGTGTGATCCGTGCTCGTGATCCCCGTCGCGCCGCCGTGGTTGTGCGCCGGCATCTCGCTCGTCGTCAGCGTCACCCGCGCCGCGCCGCCCGTCGCCCCGGCCGCATAGGTATCGGTCCCCAGCGTCCCCTCGCCGATCAGCGTGCGCCCCTGCCCGATCCGCGCCCACGTCCCGCCGATGAACGTCCCCGGGTTCACGTTCGTCGCCGTGATGTACACCGCCCCCACCGGGAAGGCCGCCAGCACCGCCGCCGCCGCGCTCGACGCGCTGCCCGCCGCCGCGCTCGCACTGCTCGCCGCGCTCGACGCGCTGCCCGCCGCCGCGCTCGCACTGCTCGCCGCGTTCGACGCGCTCGTCGCCGCCGCGCTCGCGCTGCTCGCCGCCGCGGTCGCACGCCCCACCGTGTACGCCGCCACCGCCACCGTCTGCGCCAGGCAGGGCACGAACCGCGTGCGATGCCCCCCCGCGTCCAGGCCGGTCGACGGGCTGCCGTCATCCGTCACCGTGCTGCCGTCGCCACCCACCGAAGCCGAAAACGTCACCGATGCCATTACAGAAGCTCCTTGATCTCCACCGCCTTGCGGTGCGTGTCCAGATACGGATGCTCCAGCGCGCTCAAGCGCCGCAGCCGCCCCAGAAAACTCGTACGCAGCATGTTCCGCCGATCATCCCGATCCAGCACGAACAGCACCTCCCCGCTCACATCCATGCGCCGGTCAAGCTCCATCGCCCGCGTCATCGCCTCGTCCGTGCTCAGCCAGTCCAGCGACCCCCGCCACACCCGAAACGCCGACCGCCGATCGAAGTATTCCGCCCCGCTGCGCGCCTCCTCCACCTCCGTCCGGCTCTCATAGCCCACCGCCGCCCCATAGCTCGCGTTGTACTCCGGCTCCCAGGCCTCCCCGATGAACACCCGGCCCACCTCCACATAGCCCGCAGCGTTCGCCGTGTCATCCATCTGCACCTGCCACCACTGCGCCATCACCGCGTTCTGCAGCGCATGCACCCAGGTCGCCCGATAGCCCTCGATCTCCTCCGGCAAGAACCCCCCAGACCAGAACCGCTCGTCCGCCCACTCGAAGTTCGCCACGTTCCACGCGCCCAGGCCGTAGTCCCACGCCGGCAGCCAACCCGAGTCGTACAGCGTCGCCCCCGGCGATCCCGCCGGATCCCCCTCTGTCGCCACCACCCGCACCTTCGCCGGCGAGCTCAGCGTGTGGTTCGCCAGCGCAAGCCCACGGACCGGCCGCAGCCGCCCCAGGTTGATCGTGAACTTCGTGCTCGAGGTCGCATCGTCCGTGCTCCGCGCCCGAATCCCCAGCACCCGGTTCTTCACGTTCGCCAGCGGCATCGCCGCCTGCCAGCTCCCGCCCGCCACCGTCGCCTCGTCGATCCGGTTCGGCCACCCGATCAGCAGGTTCGCCATGTTTCACTCACCCCCACAACGTCACCTCCACCGCATCGCGCTCGAAATCCTGCCGCAACCCCGTCACCACGAAGAGCCGCCCGGCGGACAACCCGTAGCGGTGCCACGTCAGCCGCACCACCTGCCCCAGGTCGATCCCATCCACCTCCTCCGCAGAAAGCCGCGCCCGCACCTTGAACGTGTCGCGGCGCACCTTGTACAGCGCCAGCACGCGCGCGGCCTCCGCGTCGGCGTTCGCCTGCGTCACCAGCAGCGTGTCGCGCCGCAGCTCGCCGGCCAGCTTGTAGCGGTTCTTCACCGCAGCATCCTCGGCCGCCGTCGTGCGCACGGCCTCGGCCAGCCACGCACGCCGCGCCGCCGTCACGCTGCCCGCCAGGTCGCCCGCCTGCACCGTCTCGTTGCGCCCCCACCCCAGCACCACCCGCCACGAAGGCAGCGCATCCTGCGCAACCCGCTCCAGCCCGGTGATCGAAATCTCCGTCAGCTCCGCCGCCGGCGAGCCGCTCGGCGCCACCAGCCGCCCCATGCGCAGCACCCCCAGGCGATCAAACCCGAACCACGCCCCCACCGACTCCGCAATCCGGTTCATCACCGCCAACGCGGTCTCATCGTCCTGCACCACGGCGCCCAGCTCGTAGGCCGCCGCCGCATCCAGCGCCGCCACGTCCGCCGCGCTCACCTCCCCGCTGCTCAGCCCCATCTGCTGCGCAACCCGGCTCAGCAACGCCCCCGCATAGCGCGCCGCCGCGCTCGCCCCCTCGGTCGCATCCACCGTCACCTGCCCGCTCGGCAAGCTCCCCAGCCGCAGCATCCCGCCCGCCAGCCACACCCGGTACTGCCCCGCGCTCGGCGCGTTCGCCTGCATGTCCGCCTCGCTCGTGTAGGCCGTGCCGGCCGTCAGCGCAGCCCCCCGGTCATACACCGCACCCACCGCCTGCAGCGCCCCGTCATGCACCTGGTAGATCAGCCGCGCCGTATTCACCAGCACCGCCGCCGCGTTCTTCACCACGCCATAGATGCGCGGCTTCGTCTGCCCCTTCAGGTCATCCGCGGTGCCATCCGTCCCCGCCGGCAGCGCATTCGTGCCGCCATACCGCGCCGTCTGCAACGGCCGCTCCAGCTCCGCCAGCCGATCGCGCAGCCGCAGCCGCAACGTCAGCCCGGCAAACTCCGGCTGCTCCGCCATCGCGCGCAGCTTCACCGGGTAATCCGCCGGGTACGCCCCCATCGGCGGCCCGCTCCGGATCGTCACCGCCTGCCCGTCGAAGCCGTACTCCAGCAACCCGTCGAGGTGCCCATCCGTCGCCAGGGTCAACTCACCGTAACCCGTCCGGCTCCCCCCCACCGATACCGCGCGCTCGATGTACCCCACCTGCTTCACGCACGGGTCGTACACCGCGTTCGCCGGGCTATCCGCCGGCCGGGTCGCATACCCCAGGCTCGCCGTCGTCCACCGCAGCGTCGCCAGCGTGCCCGCCGCATCCACCGCCGCCACCGCCTCTACCAGATAGATCCGCTCGTCGATCATGCCGCCCACCGATCACCCGGGCGCCGATCCGCCGCCAGCCGCGCCGCCCGCGCCTGCTCCTCGCCGTGGCGCTCCAGGTTCGCCAGCCGCCGGTCGATGCTCGACAAGCCCGTCGACAACACCCGCACCACCGCCTGCAGCTCGCGCACCGCCTCGCCTCCGCCGCCCAGCATCGCCTGCGTCTGCTGCGCGTTCCAGATCCGCGCCGGCCCGGTCGCCTCGAGCTCGGGGCCGCGCTCGCCCACGATCCGCAACCCACCGCCGAAGTAAGAAGTTCCGTTCGCAAAGCCCTCGATCTTCCGCCCCGTCAGCGCCACCCCTGCATCCACCGCCGACAACACCCGTTCCCGATCGGCAAAGTACGCCCCGGTGCGCGCGTTGTAAGCCTCGCTCGCCGCCAGCAGCGCCCGGCCCGCCTCCGCCAGCCCCGCCAGCGCATCCTGATTCCCCAGCCCCGCCAGCCGCGACGTATCGGCAAACTGCGTCTGCGCCGCCGCATACGCCGCCTCCGGGCTCAACCCGGCCAGCGCCCCCGCCGTCAGCTCCACCCGGAACGCCGACAGATCGTTCTGCAACGCCTCCCAGGCCCGCCGCGCCTCCTCCGCAGCGCGCCGCGCGGCCTCCGCTGCCGCCTCCTGCTCGCGCTGCACCACATCCCACGCCCCCTTCGCGTTCAGCAGCGCCACCGCCTGGTTCCGCCCCGCCTCCGTCGTCAGATCCTGCGCCCGCACCAGCGCCTCGTACTGCTCCAGCGTCTGCGGAATCGCCGTGTTCATCGCCTCGAAAGCCGCGGCAAGCTGCTCCGCCGGCGTGTCGAACGTCTGCGAGATCGCCGCCCGAATGCTGTTCTCCACCTCCACCATCCGCGCATACGCCGCCGCCAGCGTCTCGCCGGCCTGCTGCATCGTGTTCGCCCGCTCGATCTCCGCCTGGTTGATGCCCCGCGTCAGCAGGTCCAGCACATCCACCTGTTCCTGCGCGTCGCGCGCCGCGCCGGCCGCATCGGTGCGCATCTGCTTCCAGGCGTCGATCGTCTTCTGCGGCAGCGTGCCCTCGTCGACAATGTCGTCGAGCATCCGCCGCAACGCGCCCTCCACGTCGCCCGCCCCGCCGTACGTCACCTCGCCGAACTTGTTCAGACCCCCCGCCGGCGAACGGAACCCCCCGGACACCGACATGCGCACCCCGTCGCGCCCACCGATCGACACCCCCAGGCCCGACAACCCCACGTCCGCGGCAAAGCCCCCCAGCAAGCCCAGCACCTGCGCCGTCGCGTCGCGCTGCTCCTGCCCCGGATCCTTCTTCCCGGTCATCGACCCCACCGACAGCGCACCCGTCCGCGCATCGACCGTACCCCACGACGTCTTGTCGCTCGGCTTCTTGTCGAACACCCCCAGCACGCTACCCAGCGCCAGCGCCGCGCCCACCGGCCCGGCCAGCATGCCCACGCCCGCCCCGATGCCGCCCAGCGTGCCGGTTCCGATCAGCGAGCCCGACGCCGACAACCATCCACCAATGCCCGCCTGCGCGATGCTGCTGAAGCCGGCCGCCGCGCCCAGCCCGAGCGCAGACCCCACCGTATTGAACCCGCTCAGCGCGCCCTGAAAGGCGCCAAGCCCAGACGATCCGCTGCCGCTCGCGCCGGAAGACCCGAACCCCAGCGCCCCCTGCACCACCCCCGCCGCCGCCTGCGCGATCGGCTGGATGATCGGCCGCAGCACCAACGCCTTGAAGGTACGCTCCAGCACCTCCCCCGCATCCTGCCCGCCGCCCACGATCGCGTCGTAGATCGCCCCCTCGATCTCCTGCGCCGTGCGCTCCCACTCCCGCGCCGCCGTCTGCGCCGCCTCCGCGTTCGCCCGCTTCGCCTCCAGCGTCCCCGCCGCCCCCGCGATCTCCCGCCGCAGCGTCACCTCGCGCTCCAGCGCCACCAGGTAATCCGCCGCCACCCCGTTCGCGCGCGCCACCTCGAGCGTCTCTTCCGCCCGCCGCAACGTCACCGCCGCAATCTGCGCCTCGGTCAGCCCGTACAGCTCGACCTGCTCCTCCAGCCCTCGCCGCTGCTCGTCCAGCCCGTTCAGGTGCTGCGCCCACGCCCGGTGATACGCGTCCACCGCGCGCGCAGCCTCGTCCACCGCATCCGCATCGAGCTCGAGCAACAGCCGCTCGATCGCATCCCCGGCCTCCTTCGCCACCGCCCCGGTCTTCCCGATCGCCGCCGCAACCGGCTTCACCGCCTGCTCCGTCTTCACGGCCGCCACGCTCGCCACCTGCGCCTGCCGCTCGAACGACTCCTGCAGTTTCCGGATCTCGCCGTTGATCTCCTCGATCGCCTCCTTCGCCTTGATCGCCTGGAAGCTCCCCGGCTTCGCCCGCGAAAGCGACCCCTCCCAACGCTGCCGCTCCGCCACCAAGCCATCCACCTGCTGCTGCTCGGTCTGCTGCCAGTAGCTCCGCAACGCATTCACGTTGTTGATCAGGTTCTGCACGCCCTGCGTCGCCAGCGCCACGCTGTCGTAGATCACCTGCCCGACGCCCGCCGCGTTCACCGTGCGGAACAGCTCGTCCCACGTATCCCCCAGGTTCGACAGCGCCCCATCGAGCGTCTTCGCCCGCTCCGCCATCGCCCCGCCGAAATCTTCTTCCCCGATCCTGCGCAGATACCGGACGATCTCCTCCGAAGAGTTGCGCACCGTCGTTTCCACGCCACGAAACGTCAGCGTCACCTGGTCGCGCTCCTGCCGCGCGCGAATCCCGAACTCCTTCAGCCGCTCGAACTCGCCGGTGGACGCATCGGCAACCGCCTCGATCATCTGGTTCAGGCTCTTGCCCATCGCCGACGCCGTGTTGCCGTAGCTCACCAGCGCCTCGCGCGAAGCATCCAGCCCCA